GAGGTGTTGAAACCCCTCACTAAATTACAACTAGATATATGGGGGTGTAAATACCATGAGTTAATCATGGGTAAACCTCACGCTGATTATTTTATTGATGATAAAGCTGTGAATGATGAGGATTTTTTTAAATGAAAAAGAAACAACCAAAGTTTGTACATAAAGGTTGGGGTTACGAGAAATGGATCGCTAACTCTGAAGAGTATTGTGGTAAATTATTGTTTATTAAAAAGAATCATAGGTGCTCTTGGCACTACCATATACTAAAAGATGAGACCTTTTACTTACAATCAGGAAGAATAGAATTATTTTATAGTTCCGATAACGATAGAGATTCTGCAAAGACTTTACTACTAGAACCTGGTGAGAGTTTCCATTGTTGTAGAGGAACTAGACATCAGATGCTTGCCCTAGAAGATGCAGAGTTATTTGAATTTTCTACTGAGCACTTTGATGAGGATTCACATAGACTTATTGCTGGCGATTAAGATACTCTTCAACTGTTACAAACTTATAATCTTTTAACCAAGACATGTCAGCTCTGGTATAATATTGATACTTACCCTTTAGATGAGGTGGAAATGGGATTGGAATCAATTTCGACTGCGTTCTTGATGAAACTAATTCAGCTACAGTGCCAATTGATGTTGGCTGCCCTGTGCCAAGATCGAATATGCCAGAACCAGCAGTGTTTGATAAGGCCACTGCCACCAGATCACCCACCCATACATAATCCCTCAATATCTGATCGCTCCCTTCAAACGGATGTATTTGACCCGTGGCAGACTGCCACTGAAACTGACTGACTAGTGATGCCATCTGCCCTTTGTGATGCTCACCTGATCCATACACATTAAAGTATCTAAACCCCTGAACATACCTGAAGCGTTCTATATTATCTAAAACCCAGTAGTCCACTGTTGCTTTAGATAATGCGTAGTAGTTGAGGGGATTTATAATGTCTTGTTGATTACCGTAGACAGATGCTGAACTAGCATACTTAACAGGGATACCATACTCTATTGCCTTCTCAAATAATTTAATACTGAAGTCTATATTATATTTGTACACCATTTCAAGGTTCTTGTTGGTTGTAGAGGACAACGCACCCTGATGAATAATCATATCTATTTTGTCCCAACTCTTAAAGTTATCTAAGAAACTGAGACAGTTATCCATTTCAACTTCAACTACACCATCGAGAGAACTCTTGAAGTGTTTGCCAATGAATCCATCAGCTCCAGTAAGAATATACATACTAAAATCTTTACTTTATATATTCTAGCACAGATAAATACTAAAAAAAGTGCATAGAACCGTGATAGGAAGACTCGCATCGTTAAAAACGACTTATCAGAAGGGTACTGTTACTAATACCTTACTGTATACTGCTACTCAATTAGTTACTCTTTCTGTTTCGGCATCGAATCAGGTTGAGGAAGGATTAACCCATTCAGTTTCTGTTAGTAGGAGTCCAGAACAAGTAGATTATTTTGTTGATGCTGAAAATTCACTTAATTATCAGATTACTGGTGGAGAATTTGGAGATGTTGTACAGTTAGATCCTACTTTAACACTTATAAGAGGTGTAACATATACTTTTAAATTAAATACAGGTGTTGGAAATAACGGTACTAACACTGCAACTGGACAGGGTTCTGAAACTGGAACTGTATCTTGGGTTACTGCTAGTGGTGATGCTGATACCTATTACTATAACTGTGCGTCTCACTCACCAATGTACGGACAACTTGTTGTTCAGTCAGGTAGTGGAGGCAATAGCTATACTATTAATGTAACTCATGATGGATCTTCTGCTTATACTTTATCTGGTAACGATAGACTTGGTGCTGTCAGTGGAGACAATCAAACCGTTACTATTACTGAAGGAGATACTATAAATTTTGTTGTTAATGCTACAGGACATCCTTTCTATATCAACTATGCAAATGTAACTGGCACTGGAAGTCAAGTAGGTACTGGTGCTGCTGGAGCTCATCCTTTTAGAATTCAAACAGGACCAGCAATAGGTGGTGGTAACACACCTTATAATGATGGTGTTACTGGTAATGATGCCAATGGTGCTCCTGGTAATAGTTTAATAACATTTATTGTACCAGAGGATGCACCTGATACATTGTATTATCAGTGTACAGCACATCCTGCTATGTCTGGGCAGATTAATATTGTATCAGGTGATGCTGGTCATCAAGACTCTGACTATCTTGCCTATGGTATCCCATTAGATGTGGGTGGCAATGCAATGTATGAGGATATAACTTTAAAGGCAGATGATAGAATATATGTTACATCATCTGAACCTGGTGTAAGTTTTGTTGCAATAGCATCTAAAAGTTTTCCTAATATTAAATTAGATGTTGCAAATTTATTAGGTAGTCAGAACTCATACATTAGTAGTACTGCATTCCCACAGATTAATGATAATGTAGGTCTAGTAACTGCTACCTTTGATGGTGTGGCAACTATACATGTATCTAATAGAAACTCTGACAGAACTGCTGCAGTTTCTGTTGGTATTGCGTCAGGAGATATCAGTACTTTTAGTCTCTCTGATTACTTTGTCTTTGGCTTAAGATTAAAACCATTACAAGATTTAACGATAGACAATATAGGTCTTGCTAAAGATCAAACTCTAGTTACAAGAGCATCTAGAACTGATGTAGCATTTGCTGCTTACACTGCACCTGCTGTTGAAGGACCGACTGGTGTTGGAACTGATGGTGATGTTAATACTACTGGTGTTATAACTGCTACTAGATTTGTTGGTGATGGTTCTGCTATCACTGGTGTTACTGCTGCAGGATTTGGTGTCAGTATTAGTGATGACATGTCACCGATTGGTGTCGCTGCTACAGTTAACTTTGGAGCATTCCTAGATGTATCTCCTATCTCTGCTGGTATTGTAACAGTTAGTGTTCCAAACTTAGTAGGTACTGCATTAACTGCTCAGAGTCTTGCTGTTGGTGTTGCTGTTACTCGTTCAGATTCATCAGGTGTTGCTGACTTTGCTACTCTTGCTGGAGTGGCAAGTGTAGCTGACAATGCTTCAGCATGTTCAGGTAATGCTGCTACTGCTAGTATTGCTCTAGGTATTGCAACTAATTTTGATATTGTATCTTACAATCCTATCAGGACATTTGATAAGTTCTTTGGTGATGGTAGTATGCTTACCAATGTTACTGCAGTTGGTAGTGGTATTGAAGTAAAAAATAGTGGATCTACTGTAGGTACTGCGTCAACCATAGACTTTGGTTTAAGTATAGATGTAAGTGCATTAGTAAATGGTAGCACTACTCTTTCAGTACAGAAGGTTCCTCACGCTGACATCGCTGGTGTTTCTAGTTACGCAGACAAGTGTGGAGTTGCTACCTATGCAACTAACGCAGGGATCGCTTCACAGGCGGCTAATGCTACCTTTGCTAACACTGCGTCATTCTCAACCTTAACAGGTGCTGCAGAGACCTCTAAGAGTCTTTATACAGAGTTTCAAGGTAACTTTAAACCATTACCTGTTACCCTTGGTGGTAAGACTGTCAACCATAGGTACAATGGTATTGGATCTGATAAAACAGTTAATATTCAAGGATATAGTTCACCTTACTTAAGGTTTGAAGTTGGACAGACATATAGATTTGAGAATGCTGCACAGCAAGCTGCTTATCCAATTAAGTTTTACTATGCAGCATCAGGTGATCCAGTAGGGTTTGGTACTACAAGTCCTTCTGAGATGACTCAGGGTGTTACTGTTACTGGATCTTATACTGAGATTGAAGTTACTGAAGAGACACCACAGTTATTCTATTATGGTGCAGGTATCGGTACTACTGGTGGTAGTATGGGTAACTCTGTTCAGGTATTCAATCATGAGTTCCATAAGTTTGTTAGAGTTGGAGAGTATAAGAACCTTGCAGGTTTAAAAACATGTACACATACTCAGATGTTTGAGGGTCGTGCTACTGCATGGTACATGAACACTAACTTAGGTGTTGGTAACAGTGACTATACTCCTGGAGATCGTTCACATAATGTTAGTTCAATTGAGCAATCATCTACTGGTGTTTACACGGTAAACTTTGCTGATGCAATGAAGGATAATAACTATGCTGTAGTGATAAACGGTAGAGGTACTAACAACTTCCCAGGTGGTCTTGTTGATGCTACAGTATACGATAGGACAATAACGGGATTTGGTGTTACAATATACAATGGGATCCCTGCTGTTGAAGACCTACGAGATGTTAACATCGTTGTGTATGGAGGACAAGACGGAGAACCTACTTACCTATAAATATTATTTTAACCTGAGCAAATGTTCATAGTCTACTCAATGGATGGATGTAATTACTGTGATAAAGTTAAACAACTTATGGAGTTGACAAAGCAGACACATGTAGTGTATACTTTGGGGCAGCACTTCTCGATTGAAGCTTTCGAGGATGAATTTGGCACGAAACAATTTCCTCAGGTAGTTGTTGATGTTAAAGAAAAAGACGAAAGAAAGGTGATTGGAGGTGCTTCTGAGCTTGCTCAGTATTTTAAGGAACATAGTCTCGCATAAACATACTAAATAAAAACAATTAGTATGGGAGGGTAAAAGTTTTAGTTACTTGAAAACCCTATAGAGGAAGGAAAATGTTACCAGTATCTTTGGTCTTCGGATCATTTTTTATCATACTAACAGCGATTATATCAGTCATGTTAGGATGGGTACTCAGAGAGTATATGTTTTATCATCACGATAGACCTAACATAAATCCTCCATCACACCCAGAAATGTATGATGAGAATGGAAATATCATACCTGAATCATTGATTGCGTTTCGATTCGACAACCTTGTTGATGACGATGACGATGACGACTAACTTTTGAATTATCATGGCAAAATTACCACCAAAACCAACAGTTGCTGAAGTCTTAGATGCTGTTCATAAGCAGAAGACTAAGCAGAAAAAGATAGAGGTACTCAGAGAGTATGACTCTAAAGCATTAAGGTATTGTCTCATCTGGAATTTTGATGAGAGTCTTAAGAGTGCTTTGCCAGAAGGTGAAGTACCATACACACCAAATCCTTCACCAACACCAGAAGCAAACAACAAGCTTGCATCTGAGTACAGAACCCTGTATAATTTCATTGAAGGTGGAAACTACGATCTTACTACGACTCGTAGAGAAGTCTTGTTTATTCAGCTACTGGAAGCAATAGATCCAGGTGAAGCTGAAGTATTATGTTTAGTAAAGGACAAAAAACTTGCCAAAAAATACAGATGCAGCTTCCCAGTTGTCCAAGAAGCCTATCCCGATATCAAATGGGGAGGCAGAGTCTAAGACTTGGACTAATGAAGACAGAAAGTTAGCAAAAGAAAAGTATTGGATCAACATTTATGTACCTGATTGTGTACTAGAAAAATCTAATACCAAAGACTTACCTACCAATTCATATTTGGTACAGTATACTGTTGATAACTCTGATAAGGCTCACTATGATATAGTGATTGCTAGTAAGAGAGCAGATGTCTTTGATTTTTATTGGGACAAACTTAAGTGTGGTCTCAAGAAAATAGGATACACTAACGGTACAAGACATCCAAACATGTGGGGTAATGCTCCTGTTCAATCTAAAAAGAAAAAAAGAAAAGAATGACAAAGATCCTCGTTACTGGTCATAAGGGATTCATAGGCAGTTATGTCTTCAATCACCTTAGACATGATGCAGGTTACGGATACTTAGTTGATGGCATGGATTTCCCCGATGATGTCGGGGATTTTGAGTCTGAGATTGGTATGTTCGACCAACCTTACAATTACATCATACATCTAGCTGCATTTGCTAACATCCGAGGCAGTTTAGATAACCCAGAGGTGTTCTGGGAAAATAATGTAGAGAAGTCTAAACCTATCTTTGATTATTGTAAAAGATATAACACTAGGTTACTTTATGCTAGTTCAGCACAAGTAGAGGAGTGGTGGCAGAATCCTTATGGTATTACTAAGAAGGTTAATGAACTACAAGCACCACCTAACAGTGTAGGAATGAGGTTCCAGACTGTGTATGGTGAGAATAGTAGATCTGATATGTTATTCAGAAAACTACAAGATAATGATATCAAGTACATTACCAACCACAAAAGAGATTGGATTCATGTTAAAGATGTTGCTAGGGCAATCTGTTATTTAATGTCTAGTACATATACTGGACATATAGATGTTGGAACAGGTGAGGCTATAGGAGTGAAAGATCTAGCAGAAGCATTTGGATATGTAGATCTACCAGTCAAGGAGAGCACACCAGGCGAGAGAGATGTCACCTGTGCTGACACTACTGCCTTGCGTGAGTTAGGTTGGTTCCCAAGAGAAAAGGTTTTGGAATGCATCCCTGAGGGAAAACCGAACTCTTATTTCAGA